GTCGCTACGTCAATAGGTCCGCCAGTATTGTTGCCGCCGAAGGCTTGGGTGACGAGTCCTCCATCGCAGTCGAAGTCGGTTCCGAGGCCACCGCCAGCAGTGCGTCTCGAAGGGATGGTGGGAGCGCTTTGCCGCGCTTCTCGGCTCGGCGGAGTATGCCCTTGCAGGCAGTGGCGCTCAAAAAGAACCGCCGCGGCACATCGCCAGTCTCCAATATATCCGACAACGAAGACGCGACGGCGGCGCTGTGGTACTCCGGCGTATTGAGCGTCAAGAATTCGGTAAGCGAACCCATACCCGAGTTCTTGAAGTCCGGCCAGGAAACAGGCGAACGCATGGCTTTCGTCTGCTTCGTATTCGTCTTCGACCACGATCTCTTCCTCGTTTCCGGGTCTGTCTGGGCTGTCCAGGTTATCTTCCGGTGGACGCTGATCGGGAGCATCGTGGGAAGTTGAGGAAAAGACTCCGGGGACGTTCTCCCATACCAGCCATCGGGGCCGCAGACGTTGAGCCAATCGAAGGAACTCAAGGGTAAGGTTACCGCGGTCTCCACCCAGTCCAGCTCGGAGACCAGCGACGGAAAAATCCTGGCACGGAGTTCCGCCAACGAGGATGTCAGGGCGGGAGGGGAGGTCTTTGAGTTCGATTTTCGTGAAGTCGCCATAGTTCTTTACTCCTGGGTAGTGATGAGCGAGGACCGCGCTGGGGAATTTGTCGATTTCGGCGAAACCAATAGCCTTCCAGCCGAGGGGCTTCCACGCTACGGTCGCAGCTTCTATTCCAGAACACACGGACAAATAGGTTAGGGGGTGAAAGCCTTCGGGCATGATGCTCAGAGTTTATTGCAAACTTTCGTCCAGGTCAACAAGAATCTTTCTCATCATTAGCGTTGTGGCGTACTCGACTCTTTTCTCCATTCTCGGCGTTATCCTCTCCCTAGCACCGTCTTGAGGAGGCACCCTCTTGTCCAACACCGCGCGCCCCAAGTTCTCGACGACCTCCCCCGCCTTTTTCACATCCGACCAGCCCGAGAACCCCAGGAAGAACTTTCGCTCTGCCGAGGCACGGCCTCCCGGCCGCTCCGGGGGCGTAGCCGTCTCCACTCCGCATCGGGTCTCATCCTCGATCCGCAAGGGGAAGAAAGCGAGCCGCCGCCGTGATTGACGATTCGCCCGATACCCCTCCGGAAGTCACCATTGAGCCCGCCGACAACGGGTTCATCGTCCGCCACCATCAGCGGTCCGACAAGAAGGACTCTCCCGGTCGCACGATCCGGCGCTTGGCTTCGACCAGGGAAGAGGCGCTGGGTCACGCGGGAATGGCTTTGAGCGGCGGATCGGCCAAATCCTCCAAGAAGAAATCTGCACGAGATGGGCAAACTGGCTCCGGCATGTCCGCTGCCGAGGGGGAGTCAGGCTTGACCTCCTCCCCCGCTGCCCACGCTCAACATGCCAGCCGCCGACCGACTCGCTCAGCTCGGCGCCGTCGTCCCAGAATCGGAGGCCGCAGATGAAGAAGGAAAGTTGTACGCCTGAGAGCCAGGAAACACCCGAGCAGGAATCGCGTTCCCACCCGCCATCTTTCCTTCGTAAGGCGACCCGCTTGGCCGAGAAGAAGTCAGGCAAGCGATCGGCGAAGAAAAGGGGCTGACAATGGCTCAGGACTCCGGTGCGGCGGAACCGATTGTCGGGATGTTCAGGAGTGTCAAGCGCGCTGTAGACGGGTTGCCTGGTCCGCCGCGTATTGGCCGACAGGACACTTCCTGGCACGACGATATGGTGCGCCGGGCCAATGAGTCTTTCCGGCAGGCGGCGGCGCAGCCGGCGAAGCGAGTCCCCAAGCGTACCGCTCCTCGCGTAGCCGGAAGGAAGTGAGATTATGCCCTGGACGCCATCCGAAGCCTCTCGGTTCACTCGTAAGGCCAAGTCGCCGAAGCGCAAGCGCCAGTGGCGCGATGTGGCCAATTCCATGTTGAAGCGCACAGGAGATGACGGCGCGGCGATTCGTGCCGCGAATGCCGTTGTCAAGAAGTCGCAGGCTAAGCGCACGAGGAAAAGGCGCTAGTTCAGCCGGAGTGGTGCTATTCTGTAGCTGGACAGGGGTTTAGATGGCGAACGTTACGTTCATCGGCGCGGCCAGGAAGTCAGCCAAGCAGGAGAGCATCGATCCGAGAGCCCGCCATATTCAGGAGTGGGTGGAAGCCTCCGATTCTGCCCGTAAAGCTGCCCTCGGTGAGTCCTTTGCCAAGAATGCCGAAGACCTCTACAATCTCCAGGATGCAATGACTCCCGGCCCGGTCTACCGGCCTTCGCTTTCGATCCCGATGCTTCAGCGGATCATGTTGGAGGAAGCCAACCAGGTATCGAACCTCTCCCCGCGCATGTACATCTTCCCGTCGGCCGGTGCGGGTGACCCTTCCTACTCTGGCGCTCAGCAGGCCGACTCCTCTTTGCCGTCTTCATCTTCGCGTGACCTTGCCCGTGAAGTCTCTCTTCAGGCCCAGTGGCAAATATCGAAGATGAATCTCCATCTCCTGATGGCCGGGTTGACCGCGCGCTACTGCGGAGCCGGCTGGATCGTGGCCGGCTTCGACCCGGACCTCTCGCGCGCTCGCGGTGGCATGTGGGCCAGGTCCATCGATCCACGCTTGGTCTTCTTCGATCCAGGGACCGATTATACTTGGAATCCCTCCTACGCCGGCTGGGGAACCTGGATGAATCTCGAAGATGTGCGGCTCAAGTGGCCGGAGACCAGCCGGGCGATCAAGCCGCGGCACACTTCGGGCGGTTTCCAGCCCTTCTCCGGTGACTCCGGCTATGGGATCTCGCAGCCCAACGGCCCGATGTCTTCGATGCCTGGCGTCTCCGGTCAGAACGCCAAGACGCAAAATTCCGAATGGCGTGTGCTCGTTCGTCATTGCTTTTGCCGGGACTATACCCGCGAGACAGTGGAGAAAGCAGATGCTCCGGTTAACTCCTTGATCGATCCGGAAGTCCGGCTGAAGTATCCCCTTGGCCGCTGGCTGGTCGAGTGCGAAGGCGTGATCCTTCAGGATGGCGACAATCCATACCCGCCGCGCCGGGACATTACGGCTCCCCGGTTCCCGCTCTTCCCCAATTACGTTCTTCCTCCGCTTTTCGGTCCCTGGGGCATTCCTGTCACCCGCATGACCGAGAACATGCAACGCTTGGCCCAGCGGTTTTATTCGCAGATTTTTGAGAACGGCCTGCGCATGAACAATGCGCTTTGGGTGATCGAAGAGAATACCGGGATTGACATTGATGGGTTCGGCGGGTTGCCGGGCGAGGTGGTGACGATCAAGCCGGGCAGCAAGCCTCCGACGCCGATTACTCCAAACGCGCTCGGCAATGGCGCGCTTCAGGGCGCTGAGAAATTGCTCTCCCTACAGAATGATGTGCTTGGTTTTAGCCAGTCGCGTCAAGGCGATCCCGGCGCCGGGAACGTCTCGACCGATTTGTTCGACTCGGCTGTTCTGCAATCCTCCGGCTTGCTTCAGCTTGCTGGCCGGTTCCTGAGTGAAACGGCACAGATGGCTGGAGAGTTCTTCTTCGATACGATGTGCAAGTACCAGCAGAAGACCACCTTGCCATATCGCGGGCCAGAGGGAATCACCTTGGCGGCCTGGAATGGGCAGGTTGACCCCTCAACTTACGATGTGGCGCTGGACGAGGCTTCGGTGAGGCCGTTGTCTGAGGCGATTGTTCGCAAGATAACGCCGGACCTGATGAAGTCCGGTGTTGTCGGGCCGGAACGCGGTTTGCGAACTTTGGGCTACCCCGATCCCGAAGGAATAGCGCAGGAGCAGCAGACGCAGCAGGCCTTGGCTGCGTTGGCAAAGGTCAGGAGCGGGCGCAAATGAGCAGATTAGGAAGGACACGATGGAAGCTAAGAATTCTTCGGCACAAATAGACGAATCTCCAGATCACGCCGCTTCCGCTCGATCCGTTCCCTCTTGCCCGTGGCGCGCCCATTGGCTGACCGTGCAGGAGTTTGCCCGTATGATGGGGCGCAGCCATTGGACGGTTCAGACGTGGGTAAGGAATGGCACGCTGGCAGATTTTGGGATTCCGGTCTACCATCATAGCTTTCGAGGGCCGCATCAAGGGCGCGTTTATATCCAGAACGTATACTAAAATGGCCGTCGCGTAGCCCATCTCTTTTAGATTAGCGTTGTGAGCCAATCTCCCATTCCCCTCCATCCTGCGCTATCCTGCTCCTAATCGTACTTGTCCCCGGCCTCGCGGCCTCGGCTCGTCGAAAAGGAGAAACATCATGGCAGGTCGCAAGCACCGCAAGGAAAAGAAGCGGAAGTAATCAGGCGGGGGAGGATCGTTCCTCCCCTGATCTGACCCACTTCCAAGCCTACCGTCACGCAGTCAACCTCTGAAAGGAGTCCAAGTCCACCATGGCCGGAACCCCTGCAACAACTCACTGTGTCGTCAAGGACTTTGACCAGCCCCGGAAGTTTCTGCGCGATATGCGTGCCAAGATTGCTACCCGCGGCAAACGCGCGGCTAAGCGGTCCTGACTCACCCCGGAGACGGTGCTGCTGGCCTTCGCGCCCCGTCTTCTTAACAGCCCGGCGGTTGTTCCAGGTTGATTCCTGCACAACTCAAGCCCGGCAACCCGGAGCGAAGGAGGTACGCAGATGGCTTCTCGTGGAGGCAGACGATCCGCGCGGCGTCGGCGCACCGCCGCTCGCAAGTAGCAGGCGAGGAAACGGAGCAATCCCGATTCTCCCCTGCGTTCGGCGGTGGGTGGGAACTGGTGGGGGACTAGACCTCACCCGCTCCGCCGAAAGCGTTGGATGCGCAAGACAGGAAACGGCAGGGCAGGAAGCGGTAACCTTCTTCCCCTGCCGATTCCCAACCTGAACCAGGGGGAGACTCAATCATGGGACCGAAGGTAACAGGAAGCAGGGAGTTCACGGGCGGCGCCAGGCACATCCCGCGCATGACGCGGAACGTGAATCGGCGTCCGGGCGCGAAGCGGAAGTAGCCGCTTGACCGTTTGAGAGATCAACCAGCACGACGAACCCAACATCAAGGAGCAGCGGCAATGGCAAAGATCAAGGAAGGCATGGGCAACACCTTCAATACCGAGATTTTGAAGAGCCCGCTTACGGTCGGCCGCACAGGCAACGAGCCCGGCCCCGACGTGAACAACAACCCCGTGGTCGATGTCAAAGACCCTCTTGGCCTGATCCCCTCGGGCGGCGATATGCCGTACTGGTCGAATAAGAAGTAGCAGGCAACAGGCATTACCAAGCGAGGGTTTCAACTTCGATGGCAACAGCACCCAATCCAGCTTTAGCGCAGATGATGGCCCGGCAACTGATCTCAAAGATCGCCGGCGCTGGAGGCGGTCCTGCCGCCGGCGGTCCTCCTGCCGGTCCTGGAGGCCCGATGCCTCCCCCGCCTGGAATGATCGGTGCGGCAGGTCCGGGTGCTGGCGGCCCTCCCCCTCCAGGTGGCGGTCCTCCCGGTCCTAATTCCCCTCCCACCACCCCGGCCGGTCTTCAGCTCTCTCAGCAATTGGCCGAACTCCAGGGCGCCGACCCCGACGCGATGGTCAAGTCCCTCACAGCGCAGAAATCCTTGGCCGTGCAGACCTACACCCGTGCCGTATTCACCATGCCTGGCGTCTCTCGCAACATGGCGAACGTCGTCAAGTACCTCGACAATGCAATCCAAGAAGCGGAGAAGGCAGCAGCCACTACGGCCGCTGCCGGACCCATTGCCAATAACGCAGCTATCCCGAACCCGGCCGGGACAGCTTCGCAGCCTAGCCAGCCCGGACCCCAGTAATTTTAGAAGGAGCCTCCCCCATGGCTTTGAATGACATTCTCAAGAACGCCAAGTATCCCGACGACATGGTGCTGAACCTGCCGGACGGGTCCACTGTCAATGTAGGCGAAATTCGCGCCTTGCCCGCCGCCGAGCGTCAAGCTCTGACCGCCCAGATCACCGAACGGCAGAACACCCTCGGCCGGGCCGAACTGGCCTTTGCGGCCAAGTTTCAGCAAGCGGTTCAAGAAGGCTGGCTGGCGCAGGACGGTAAGATCGTTGCGCCGCCCGCGAGGCAGCAACAGGCTGTCCAGCCGACCACTGCTCAGCTTCGCTCCGCTGCTGCTGCCGAATATAACCTCGATGAGAACGATCCTCTCCTCGGTCCCGTGGTCAAGGAGATGAAGGCGCAGTTGGCCGAACGCGACAAGACCTTGAATGAACTTCGCACCAAACTGGACGCTCTGCCCGGCCAGTTCGATTCTCTTAAGTCCACTTTGACCGATGGCCTTGGCCGCGTTACCGGTGTCGTGAACACGTCGGTTGGCCGCTATCTGAACGACACATATCAGTCCGACTTCTCGACAGCCATCAAGGATCTCCCCAAGGGCGTGACGGTGGATTACGAGACGGCCTACAAGTACGCCTCCGAGCACAAGCTCCAGGACAAGGACGGCTTCCTGAAGATCGGTGATGCCGTGGACCGGCTGACCTGGGATGCGCGCAAGAAGGCGGAGCAGGAGCAGTGGCGCGTGTCAGAAAAAGACAAGCTCACCAAGGAAATCGATGAGTCGCGCCGGGTTGCCACTTTGACCCCTCCCTCCCGCAACCCGCTTCACCCTTCGGCCAAGCCCGCCGCGGGTGAATTCGACCCCTTCAACGAACGAACGAACTCCAAGGGCGAGAAGGTCAAGGTCGTCAAGTCGTTCGAGGAAGCAATGGCGGCAGCGCTGTCCGACGAGGATGTTCAGAAGTCGGCGCTCTCGACCGCAAGTTTTGGAATGGTGCAGTAAAGCGAGTTTCTCTGGGACCGGGTGAATCAACCTCCTCCCGCAACCTCAACCCTAACCCCGTCGGCGACCTCCCCCGTTTGCCCGACCAGGAGAACCTCCCATGGCTCAGAGCGTGGTTGGACTGGGACTAGCATCGCCGCCGGTACAGCTCTCGAACACCGTTAACGCGATCTCCCAGAAGTTCATCGTCCCCGTCCTTGGCGACAACGTGTTCAAACCGAGCCCAGTTTTTTGGGCATTGACACGCGAGGGGAAGCGGTTCGGAGCGGGCGAACTGATCTTCCCGGAAATCTACCAAGAGGAACTTCCCGGCGGCGCCTATTTTGGCGATCAGCTCCTCGATACCTCGGTGGTCGATTCGGTGCAGCCGGCGAACCAGCAATGGAAGCCGTACCGCCAGCCTGTCGTGATTCCGATTACGGACATCATCTTCAATCGCGGCGGATCGAACAACCTGGACATCATCCGCGCAAAGTTCCAGACGGCTTCAGGGTCTTTCAACCAGAAAATCTCTCGCGCGCTGTGGCACACTTCGCCGCAGAACACGGCCTTGGATGTGGACGATCTGAATTCCTGGGTTGTGTCTACGACCAACACCATCGCCGGAATCAACCGTGCGTCTTCGGCGAACGCCTGGTGGCTGGCTGCGACCGCCGTCGCCGGGACCGGCGCCCTCGGCTCAGCCACAGCTCCCGCCGAGCCCGGCTACCAGTCCGTTACCTGGGGCTACGACGAGCCTGATCTGTTCGTGATGAACCGGGCGTCTTATGCCGCGTTCAAGGGCCAGTTCACTTCGCTGATCCGCTTCGGCCAGGGAATGCAGGACGACGAGGCCTTGCAGGTCGGCTTCCGCAATCACTTCCTGTTCAACAACGCCGTGACCGTGGGCGACTACTTCTCGACCGCCAATCAGGCTTTGCTGCTGAACTCGAAGTACATCTTCCCGGTCTTCCACGAGGCGGATTACTTCAACGTCGATCCGTTCCTCAAGCCGTCCAACCAACGTGTCCTGGTCTCGTGTATGTACCTGACCTGGAATTTGTCGTGCATCTCGCCCAGAATGAACGTCGCTTTCACGGGCATCACGTAGGACCGAGCCGGGAGGAGAGGGCAGACTAGGCAAGGCCTAGATTCAACCCTCTCCTTCCACCACCCCCAAGGAGAAGAATTACCATGGCGCTTCCGTTTGCAAATCCAGTCTCCCAATGTATGCCGGGGTTCGGCTCGCCTTCGTACTACGGGTATGCGACTTCCGGCACGAGCAATACCTCCGCGGTGACCATCATTATCGGCAACACCGCCACCACGCCCGTAACCAGCGGTAGCGGATTCAATCTTTCAGGCGGCCCGACTCCGACTTCCGGCAAATGGCACCTGCGCTTGGTTGGTGCAACCTCGACATCCGTGCTGTCCCTGGCTGTGCAGGTGACCGACGGCAATACGCTTTGGACCGTCGCAACCATTCCGGTCGCCGCGGCCGGCGGAAACGTTGACTACACCGGCGAGTTCAAGACAGACGTTTCGATCACTCAGGTGTGGTTCAACGTGGGCCTGTCAACCGGCACCTCGTCTCTGGTTCCGATTGACGCAGAGGTCTCGCTCGTCTAGGGCCAGATCGTCGCTGTCTACCGCTGCCCATAGTCGGCGGTCGTCCTACTGACCGGGGGCGACCGCCATTTTTTCTTAGGAGGGAGTTGGATGATGCCGAACATAGCCGTCGAACTCCAGCGGGCGCTTGGCGGATCACAAGGGCATCCACAAGCACAGTCACAACGAGCTGCGCCTGCGGGCGATCCAGCGATTATGGCTGTTTTGCAACAGGTACTCAAGCAGTATCCGGGCCTCGCTAAGAATTTCAACGCTCAGAACACCCTGGGTGTGCTGGCTAGTGGGGACAGGGCCTCGCGTGGTCTCAAGGAGCGCGGTGGCCTGGAGTTCTGGCCTCCAACCGAGAAGGGAACTGCCGATTTTCCGTCTCCTGCCCCTGGAAAAAATGTGTTGGAAGTCTATGATTCCAAACTGGAGAATAGTCCTGACGCATTGAAGCAAGCCGTCTATGGTGATCTGATGCACGGGATGGTTGCAGATCCCAATTGGAACAACCTCCGCACTCAGTTCATGCAAGGGTTTACTCCGCAGGAACAGCAGCGTCAGCAGCAGCACCAGACTTGGTATGACGACGTGAACAGGTCCAAAGGTCCGGTGGGAGACCCAACTTACGATGCTTACATTCGAGGTTGGCTTGCTGACGAGGGTGGCGGTAAACAGGGCCAGCAGGAGTTCAAAGGCACCATGTATTCGCCCCAGCAGTTGCAGGAGTTGAATCAGATGCAAGAATATCTGGATACTGGGAAGGCGGCGTCGAAGGGAGTGCAACAGCAATGAGCCAATGGTCACTGGTCGGCGACGTTCTGATGGCGCTCCGCGAGCAAGCCGCAGATCCACCGTCTTCGCTCCCTGCCCCTACCTCGGTCACGGTCACTCCGTCTCCAACCGGCTCGCTTAACATCTGGTTCACCGTCACCCAGCTCACCCCCTGGGGAGAGTCCGCGCCTTCGACTGAAGTTGCCTTGACCAACGGCGCGATCGGCTCGACGTTCACAGTCGCGGGCAACTGTTCGTTTGCTGCCACTCAGATTCGCGTCTATTTCACCCTCGGCGGCGCGGGCAACGAGGACCGCTACCTTCCGTACACGGTCCCTGCCGGCGGCATAGGCGCGTTCTCTATTCCATTTACGCTTTCATCTGCCGGTATCTCGCAGGGATTTGCGCCCGCGCGCTCCTCAGCTTGGCTGCCGGACACCGACGGCACGGCTTTGAGCGCGGCGGCGCTGTATAGGTGGATCAACGAGGGGCTGGACGTTTTAACCGGGATCACGGAGGGCATCCGCGACATCACCGGCATCCCATCTACCGCTGGCCAGGCTCAATATCAACTGATCTCCAACTGGCGCAAGATCGACAATCAGTGGTATGACGGTTGGCCAATGACGGCCGGCAACAAGTCCGACATCTTCCGGCACTCGAATGTGGTGGGAATTTCAGGGACCGGCGTGCTGAATCAAGACTCGGTAATCCAGCAGGTTGAGTTCTATCCGCAATCCTCACGGACATCCGGCAATGGCACGCTCTCTGGCGCGCTTTCGGCTACGGCAACCACAATCCCTTACACATCCGGCAGTTCCGGTTGGGTACTCGGTTTTGGTCTTGCTCTGCTTGGGCCTTACCCTTCCGATCCATCGGCTTGTGAACTGGTGTATTATTCCGGCAATGCCTCGAATCAACTCGTTTCTGTTACCCGCGGCATGGGCGGAACCTTCGCAACCGCTTGGCCCGCTGGAACTTCTTTGCTTGAATGCAACCTCTATCTGACCGGCTTGCGCTATCCGACTCACTACACACGAGGACAGGCAAACAACCAGCTTGGTTTGCCTCCCGCATGGATCGATGCGCTGAAGGATTATCTTTCCAGTCGGTTTAAGGGCGCGGAACAAGATGTGGAAGCGCAGCAAGCCTTGTTGAAACAGATGGAACAGAAAGGTAATGGAATCAAAGGCAATCGATCGGTCATGAATCCCCGGAGGGTGCAAGCCGGCGGAGCCACAGGAGTCGAAACAGTTTCCGGCCTCGGAGGCTACTTCGGGGGTGTGATTTTGCCATGAGCGCCAAAATCATCTCACAAAAGAAGTTCGCGAAGCTGGTGGCTTCAACGGGTGCTTTGAGCCAGCCGCCGGGAGCCCTCTCTCGCATGAGTAATCTGCTGATGACTCAGCGCGGATCTCTCCAGATCGCCTCCGGGTCAGCTTCTATCGGTCAGCTTCCCTCCCCTTTTCTTTCGGCCTCAGCCCTTGCTGCCTTCACCAAATATGCCTCCGGCAGCTACCCCCTATATCCGACCCTCGCGACCCCTCCGGGCGGCAACATCCTCGCCTCACCCCAGAACTTCTCGATCACCATCGACGCCAGCGGCTCGAACCCAGCCGGCACCTACATCATCGCTATCGTTGCCCAAGCCACGATCTCCGGAGTCGCTGTCCAGTCCGCCGCTACGGTTATAGCCTTCGTTGCCACGCACTCGTTCCAGACCATGTTCTTTCAGTGGTCGCCGGGGCTCAGCGGCACCCTCTACGAAATCTACTACCTGACTTCAATCGGCGCCACCCTGGGTCTTGTGATCGGCGCACCCACCAACGGCTCCCTGGTCGGCGGATTCCTCACTGACAGTTATAACGGGTCGTTCTCGCCGGGGTCTCAGCCGGTGTCGCGCACGAACACTTCTGGCCTGATTCAACTACTGATCGGCAACGTCTCGCCGCCGTCCCCTGTCGTCAACTTTACTCCCATTGCCACCCCGCCGCTCCCAGCCGCCGCGCCCCAGCCCGCGCAACTGGCACCCGGTGATCCCAACTTCCAGTTCGATACAGTCAACACCAGCCAGCAAACTCTATTCCCCACTGCCGCCGGCGGATCTGCTTCGGCCGTCGCCACCTCCGGCTCGCCCTCGAATTCCCAAACCATCCTGGTCGCCTCGGGCTGGTCTCCCTCCCCCACCGCGGTCGGCCAGCAGATCACGGTCTCGATTCCGGTCACTGGTGGGAACTCGATTTCGCCTGGAACCTCCGGCGGCGGGTCCATCGCATACCAGTATTCGCTCGACTCCGGCGCTACCTGGGCCACGCTCTCGTCCTTCCCCGCGACCGACACCGCTTGGAATCTGACCCTCACGTTCTCGCCCTCGCCTTCCGCGCTGACCGACCTTTCCCATCTCCAAATCCAGATCGTCGCCACTGCGCAGTGGGGTTACGGGTCTGGCTCCATTTCAGTCTCTGGTTCCGCCACCGGCGGCGCCGGAATCTACATCTCGACTTCCACTTCCACTTCCTTCTCCCCCTACGGTGGCATTCCCGGCCAGGTTGGCGTTCTGCCTCAACTGGTTCAGTTTGCCGGACTCGAAATTCTGATCCTCGGCAACGGCTATGCGCCGCAGTCCACCGATCCGACTCTCCTCTCGGCTGCCACCTTGACTGCCCTCACCAACACCTTCCAGGCCGCCTACCCGACCTGGCAGTCCGGTGTGGATTGGCTGACCGGCTCGCAGGTCACCGACGGTAGCAACTACTACACGGCGACCCAAGGGGGCGTCTCCGGCTCGACCGCGCCTTCATGGAACACCGTTCTCGGCACTGAGACTTCGGACGGCTCGGTAATCTGGACTTCGCAGGGTCCGATCGTCGCATCGACCGCGCCCCGAGGCGCCGCGCACGCTGTGGCTTACGCAGGTTCCCTCTGGCTGGCTAACACTTCTCCCTCGACCACTTCCGACGGCATTGACGGTCCTACCTGCCTGAAAATGTCCGATTCCAACAATCCGAACTCGTGGAATCCTGTGAATACGGCTTTTATCGGCCGTGATGATGGGACGCAGATCACCGGGTTACAGTCTTTCACGATCGCGGCCCTCGGGATCTCGCCTACCGGTTCCCTCTGTGTTTTCAAGGAGTTTCAGACTTACCAAGTCATCGGCGTCTTCGGCTCGGCTTCCTTCGAGATTCAGCCGGCACAGACTAACCTCGGCTGCCTGGCCTCGCGTTCGATCCAGTTCCTTCCAGGATTCGGTGTCGTGCGCTGGACCCATCTCGGATTTGCCGTGTTCGACGGAATCAACGACAGGCTTATCAGTGAGGACATCCGGCCCTACTTGTTTGGGGGAGTGGACTCCGAGGCGGACCTCGTTCCGGTTGATCCGCTCTACGCCTACCTCTCGCAGTCTACCCAGACCGCCTCCCCTCCGATGTACCTGTGTGCGATGCCTCTGGTCGGATCGGCGGGGAAGCTAACCCGGCTGTTCTGCTATGACCTGGTGATGAAGGCGTGGGCGGTGCTCGACCTGCCGTGGGCGATTTCGTCGATGAACGCCGTCTCGACAGGCGAAGGTTATCCGCTGGTCCTAGCGTGCAAGCCGGCGGACGGCACAATCCAGCGTTTTCAATCCGGCGACATCTCGTGGGATCAGGGCGCGACCGACCAATCCTTCGTCGCCTGGTCCTTCCGCACTCCCGACGTGTTTGGCGAGGGCGGCAGCCAAAGAATCTTCTATGAATCCGCGACGATTCGCGGCTACGGCAACCCGGCCATGGTCCAATCTATTTTGGCCCGACTCTGGCTCGACGGGACCATGCTTGGGGATGTACAGGGAATTGACATCGTGCCGCAGGGTGGAAGCAATCTGTTTGAGGCCAAGGTCACGATTTTCCGCTCAGGCTACCGCGCGCATCTCGACATTTCAGGCGATAATGGAGGAGCGAGCGGGGTAATCGACGCTGTGGATTGGGCCGTTGTGCCGAAGAGCACCCAAGCCAGGAGAATCATCTCATGAGCCGGGCCGTTCACGTTCGCAACTTGCGCGAAGACGAAGCCGGCACTCTCCCTCCGGCTCTTCTCAATCATGGAATGCCTTATCTTGTTCCCGAATGGGCCTGGGTCGTCGAGCCGGTCAGCCCTCTCGGCCCTTTCGGTCCTCCCGCGCGCCCTTTCGCTCTCATTGTCGCTTCTTTCTCCCATGGCTGGTTGGTGTTGTGGCGTATTCTAGCCATATCCCCCCTTCCATCCAGAATTCCGCTAAACTGGATCATGGAGGCTTTGCCGCAGGTTTTCGCCAATGCTCGTCCGCGTGGCTGTGTCGGATTTATGACAATGCTCGCCGACAACAAGCCTGCGGAAGCTAAGATGGCCCGGATCATCGCCTCATTGCCGGGAGCGACTCTGCTGCCGTTCCATGGGTCGTTGGGAGTCGGATCGCTGAGCGAGGCCGGGAAAGGGGAATCGCGATGACCGGTGCTGAGAATCCAATCGCCATCCTTCCTGTCTCCGTCGCCGCGATCTTCGACGCGCCGAACGTTGCCGACTTGATTCACGCCTATGCCGCCGCGTGCTGGATTCCCGACGCTGAGCCTCAGCGTCCAATCTATGACGCAATGGAGCGCGCAGGAATTATCCACGTCTTCGGAGCTTACACGGATTTTGAAGGCTCTCCTCTGCTCGTTGGCTTCGCTTCAGTCATCTGCTCGATCATGCCCCATGACGGCCACCTTGTCGCCACCTTGGGAGAAATGTTTATCGACAAGCCGTACCGGCACACTGACGCCGAAGACCTGCTGCTCTCTGCTATTGAGCAATGTGCATCTGACTCCGGCGCGCGCTGCTTTATCTGTCAGGCACGCATCGGCAGCAAATATGACAAAAGGCTCTCCCAAAGAGCGGGCTTTGACCCGATCTTTACTCAGTACACAAAATGGCTTAATGGCTACGGAGCGGGGAGGCAGGCATGAGCACCTTGGCTGTTATTCCTTCGCCCACTGTCTCTGTCATTCCTGCGCCTAGTCCTGTCGTACTCGGCGATCTTACTCGATTGCAGACGTACTTGCTTTCTTTGCCCAAAGACGAATTTCAGCAAGTCCCTTTACCAGTTGAGCACATTATTCATGGGGGAATGTACGCGCGTACAGTGCGCCGAGGATTCGACTCTGTGACTATTGGATCGATCATCAGCAAGGCCACCATTCTGATCGTCAACGGCCCCTGTTCCATGTTGATCGGAGATAAGCGCGTGGATCTTGAAGGGTACAATGTGCTGGCCGGGCTACCGGGGAGGAAGTCGATGTCCATAGCGCGAGGGCCGGTTGAAATGACCATGATCTTTCCCACATCGGCGAGCACTATAGAAGAAGCGGAGAACGAGATTTTCGTTGAGGCTGGCCTGCTTGTGTCTCGCAGGGATGAAAAGGAGTCAGACTGATGTCGGGAGCAACTATATCAGGAACCGTCGCATCTTTAATCGCTGCCGCTGTCGCCGCTGCTGGCGCGGGCATTGGAGCTTACGACGCCAACAATGCCTCAATTGATTCAAGCAATGCGCAGAAGAACCAGGCCGCCGCTACGCTTCAAGCGCAGCAAGCTGCGGCAAATCAGGCCAACCTCACCAAGCAGGAGGCGGTCCTTGGTGCGCAGGGCCAGTCGCAAGCGCAAACCGGGGGTTCTCTTACCGATTCCGGCACGGCGGCACTGACCGACCTCTTGGCCGGATACCCTGGGTATCAGGGAGGCACGGGAACGAGTACAGGCACAGGCGTGGGCTCAAGTGGAATCTCGGGCGGCACCGCGGCTCCAGCGGGGTCATCCGGTTCGGCTTCGACAACAGGTACGCCTGACATCGCCGCGATCCTCTCCGCCTTGCGAAACGGTAATGGCGGTTCCGGCCTCGGCTCCCCCTCATCTTCTCTTTCCGGCGGCAACTGGCAGACCCAGCCGCCTGCACCTCAATCCACTTTCGAGCTTTCCAATCCGGTCGTTTAGCCGTAGAAAGGAGTCACTTTTATGTCAGAGACGATCACATCGGCACTTCAATCGATCCAGCCCATACTCCAGCCCGCGACCGAAGTCGCCGGCATAGGCTCCACGGCCTACAATATGTACAACCAGTACCAGAACCAGCAATATCAGAACCAACTGCGCAGCTACGCGCAAGATCCGGCGAAGATGAATGCCTATGCGGCCCAGTTCACGCAGCCATTGACCGCTGGCCTTCAGACCGGGGTCGCTAACGCGGCCCAGGCCGATCTCGCCACGCGAGGTCTGACCGATTCTCCTGAAATCTCTCAGCAGGTCTTTGCGCAGGCCATCGCGCCGTACATCCGGCAGAATCAGCAACAGGGGTATACAAACGCAATCCAGGCTCTCGGCCTCGGCGGCGGGGCGGTCAATCCGGACACGCAATCGGCAAATACAATTTCCGCTCTGGCCAAAATGTTCGCGCAGACTCCGGGATCGCTGCCGGATCTCTCCGGCGCTTCTCAGATGACTCGCGTCAATCAACTGGCCGCCGCTGCTCAGATGCCTCAGCCCACCTACGATACGGCGGGGGATCTGTCTATTCCGTACCAGTCAACACAGAATTTCGACTGGGGTGGATTTCCGTCCGGCGATACCACGGATTACACGGCGGACTGATCGATCGACGGCGGGGATTACGCTTACAACTTTGGCGGCTAGGCGCGAGAAAGAGAGGACTAATTCGATGGGTGGATTCTGGAACGCACTATCGGTGCTCGCTCCCGTAGCGCCGGCTCTTTCGGACGCGCAGGACATTCGTGCCGACCGAGCGAAAGAAGCGCAAGAACTGGAACTGCGCAAAGCTCAGACGACCGTGGAGCAGATGGCCGCTGAAGGCGCCAAGCAGCAGAATGCGCTTGCTGCTAGGGATGAGCAGGACCGGCAACTTGTCCGGCAGCAGCTTGGCGTTCCGCTGCGCAAATACAAAGGCCCAGATGGCGCGGACTATACCGACTACTTTACTCCAACCGGAGTGAAGAGTATAGCCGACGCGCCATCAAATGAAGCCCGGATGCAGGACTACTTTTCATCGTTAGATAAGATGGGCATTAAACTTACACCAGAGCAAAAAGCTGCTGTTTCTCCGGAATTCTACGGTGGGAAAGCGCTGCCATCTGCCAAGTTCACCCCTCTGCCTGGCAGCGCCGGTCAGCCTCAGTTAAGTCCGGATGGCAAGTCTACCGTCGTTTATGGACGAGATGAGAATGGGGACATAGTAGCGAAACCGACAGACGCCAAGATAGCTGAGCCCAAACCCGGCGTTCATGTTCCAGGCACAGCCAACGGGCGAAACGTAGTAGCTTTTTTCAATCCTGGAAAGAAAACATGGCAAGACGCTGCGGGAACTCCTTTGCCTGATTTTCAGCCTTTCGCTCCATTCTCTCAGACGGGATTGTATGAACCTATCGAGGCGTACAACCCCGCAACACAATCCCTTCAAATGGGGACTTTCAATCGGCGTTCTGGGCAGCTACAATTCCCAAATGCGGCAGGGCCAGTTGCGCTGGATAGTACGATACGGGCAACGATCGGCAAGGAGTTCGGTACGGCTCGCGAGGCGCAGACTCGGCTCAAGATCATGCAGCAGAATGCGCTGGATGCTTACAAAGGCAACCAGCAGGCGATGGTTTCCTTGCTGATGAACCACATCGGCATGACCCTCGGCGCGCAGAAGGGAACCAGAGTTGCCAAATCCATCATCGACGAGGCCCGGCAATCTACGGATTGGGTGGACTCGAAACTTGCAATAATAGGTCACCAGGACGCGAACGGAGACTTCATCTACGATGGTCCTAAAGGAGGCATCAAACTCGCTGGCGGCCAAATCAAGCAAATGGTGGACCTCGCCAAGCAACGCAACGATTTGCAGTGGCAACAAGTCAAGGATACCGGCGCTACCTACGGTGTGGATCTGAGCGGGGCGATCGCACAGGCTCAGGGAGCAGGGCCGGCGGCAGGAGGCGCGGGAGGCGCAAAAGGTGGGCCACAGAAGTTCAAAGTTGGCGACCCCTTCATGCAGAACGGGCACAAGTTCAAGGCCACCGCAGTTGACCAGAATGGCAAAGTTACATCGGCGGAACCGATAGGATAATGGCAGAGAAGCC